GCCATCAGGCGCTCACTTTCACCGGCACAGGGCCGTTGCTCTTCGTCCACCGCTTCAACGCGTCGACGACCTCCTGGCCGTCCGCCGCGGTGGCCTTGCCGTGGACGTGGACCACGATCCCGGCGCCCCGACCTGACATGAGCGCCTCGGTCGGACCGTTCGGGATCACCGTGCCGGAGCTGCCGAACATGACGAGCTCACGGCCGCGTTCGCCGACCTCCATGAGGTCACCGGCGGCGAAACGGCCTCCCTCGGCCTTGTGGAAGATCCGGTTACTGATCGCACCCACCTGCCCCGCGATGCCGGAGCCCTGAGGGCGCACAACGGTGTTGTTCAGGACGTGGATTCGGTCGATCAGCGCCTGCACGTTCGCGATCGCAGTCCCGGTGTTCGCCTCGAACAGGGTCGCCCAGTTGTCCGGCACCGAGACCACCAGGCCTCGGTAGACGAAGGTCCGCATGTGAGCCTCGGGGAGACCGGGGGTCGTGTAGTCCGTCTGGCGTGCGTGCGGGATCCCGTTGATCTGCTCGGTGAGGGTGCGGAACTGCTCTTGGGTGATCGCTCCCGAGTCGCGCATGGCGGTCAGCATCGTGATCGAGTTCGCGATCGTGGCGTCGAGCTCCTGTTGGGACGCGCCCTGCTGGGCCTGCGCCTCGATCACCTTGGCGGTGCTCGTCACGATGTCTTCCATCGACTGCGACTGGGTCAGCCAGTTCGGCTCGCTCGAGGTCATCGCCTCTTGGAGCGCCCCGAACGACTGCTGCAGGTCGCGTTGGGCGTCGGGCACCGAGAACAGCCCGGTGAGGTACTCGTCGAGCGTCGCTGAGAACTCGTCGAGGGCCTGCTCTGCGGCGCCGGCGGCGACGTCGGTGCCGTACATGGCCTGGTTCAGCTCGTTGAGCTTCCCGACCGCGGTCGCGACGCCGCCCTGGATCACCTGCACTCCGTCGCCGAACATGCCGTCCTCGCCGAACGGGTTGATCGACGCCTGGACACGGAACAGGTTGGTGACCTCGCCGACCTTGTCGGCCAGCGCCGCCATACCCGCGGTCATCGGTGGGATTGCCGCGGCGGTCGCCGCGATCCAGCCGACGGGGTTCGTAGCCATGGCGCCGGTCTGCGCGACGGTCAGACCCTCGAACGCGGTCGTCAACGTGGTCGTCGGCACGATCAGGTCGGCGATCGCTGTGTACAACCGCGGGCCGACCGCCGCCGCCGTTTGGAGCGCGGGGGCGAGTTTGATGACCTGGCCGACGAGCATCCCGAGAGCTCCGGCCGCCGAGAGGCCGATCGCTCCGAAGGTGAGGGTCTTGCCGATGAAGTTCTGGGCGGGCGCCGGGAGCTTCTCCAATCCGTCGGCGAGGAACCCGACGACTCCGGCGAGGTCACCGAACGCATCGGCGGCGCCGCCGCCTACCCCTTCGGCGAGCTCCCCGAACCGGTTCTTGAGGATCTCGAGCTGTCCGGCGAGGGTCTCGCCCTCCTGCTCGGCGAACCCGCCGGCGTACTGACTCAACGCCTGGATGGTGGCGCCGTAGTGGTCAGCGGCGAACGCCGCGTCGTCGAACTCGACGCCGGCACGGCGCAGCGTGGTGTTCGTCCCGTCGGTGGCCTTGGCGACGTTGCGGGCCGCGGTTACGAGGTCGGTGTTGGTCTTCGCTGCGTAGTCCTGCACCAGGGGGATGAGCTCGAGGATCTGGTCCTGGGTGAGCCCGAACTGGCCGAGCATCGCCTGGGCCGACACGGTGACCTCGTCACCGAAGGTGGTGACCTCCTGGAGCGCGCTGGCCTGGTCGTAGAACGCCTGTGCGGACGCGCCGGCGAGCGCCGGCTGGTTCGCCAGCGTGTTCTCCAAGCGCAGGTTCGCAGCTTCCTGCTCGCCGGCAGCCTTCGCCGCCTGGTACATGCCGGTTGCGAGCACCCCGCCGAACGCGAGAGCGCCGGCGCCGACCCGGGTGAGCTGCGCACCGAACCTCTGGACGCGCTGCTCGGTCGTCGCCAACGATCGTTCGGCGGCCTTGCCGGTCTTCTGGAACTCCGCCATCGCCTGCGAGCCGTTCGCCGTGATGAGGATGGCCAGCCGCTCAGATAGCGCCACGGGTCAGCCCTCCTTGTCGGTGAACAGGTGCCGTCCCAGGGTGCGGAGGTCTCCCATCTCCTGACGCTTGGCGACGTCGGGCGGCCAGCCGAACGCTCGGGTGCACGCGATCACCCACTCGTCTGACCACTCGCCGTCCCATCCTCTTTTGGGCCGTGGACGACCTCGTAGCTGTCGAGCATGTCGGGGATCGCGCCGAGGGTGACCGCTCGGGCGATGTCGCCGGCGTCGGTTGGCGTGTGGCCCTCGTCCTCCATCAGCCAGGCGACGATGATCGCGTGGCAGTCGCCGGCCGACTCGTACGGCGAGAGGGTCTTCCACGAGTGGCCGGCGATCCGCTCGGCTGTCGCGACCGCTCGCAGCGTGAGCGAGTCCTCGGTGACCTCGCGGCCGGCGTAGTCGGCGCCGAGGGTTTCGAGCTTGATCCGCCACCGCATCGACGACGACCCCGACAGGGACGCTTCGCGGATTGCGGCGAGGAACTCGGCGAGGTGGCCGGTGTGTCGGCCGGCGACGATCTCGGCGCAGATCCGGTCCGGGTCGAGGGTCTCGGGCGTCGCTCGTTTCGGGTCTGCCGGGGTCGGGGTGACCTTGCGGGCCTCAGGCATCAGTCAGCACCTGGGCGTGAGGGGCAGATGGGTCGATGATCCCGAACGCCTCGGCGACCAGACGGGGCAGGGCGTCGTCGAGGACGGACTCGAAGGTGGACTCGAGCACGGCGCCGTCGGGGACCGGGCCGAGCTCGGGGCGTTCGATGCCGTCGGACCACGACCCGTTGGCCATGGTGATGGCGTAGGGCTTGCCGTCGGGGGCGAGGCGGATGCCGCCGCCGGCGGAACGGTCCCACTCCTTCACCCGGATGCGGACGAGCCCGTCGGCGTGGACCTCGACGTGGGTGACGCAGTCGGGGTAGGCGAGGTGGTCGACGGTGAAGGTGCGCAGCCACGCGTCGACCGCCTGGCGCTGGCCGGGTGGCAGGTTGCGGTACTGGCCGATGGTGAGTGTGTGGGCCACGGTGGGTCTCCTGGTTCTGGGAAGAGGGACCCTCGGGGAAGTGGACGCGGCCAGACCGCCGGCGACGGGCGGTCTGGCCGGTCCGTCCTCTTCCCAGAGGCTTTGGAGAGCTGCCGGAGAGGCCGTGTGCGGCGTGGCAGCCGTTGCTGCAGGGTGTTCAGGCGGCGAACGCCGAGAGGAGCGCTCGGTGCTCCGCTCGCGCGATGACCTTCGGGACGACCTCGGCCGCCCGATCGCGGGCCTTCGGGTAGAACTGCTTGCCGGCGGTACCCGGGTGGAACACCGGGAAGGCGCGCACCTCGCCGTCGGGGAACCACAGGGCGAACGCACCCTTGCTGCGCGACCTGCCGAACGCGTTGGTGTTCTTCGGGGCGATCCAGTGCGGCTTTGTCCCCGAGTTCGCCAGGTGCACCGGGCCGACATAGCGGACAATCGAAGTTGGGTTCACGTCCGACGTCGGGTTCGTGAACCGGACCCCGACCCGCGCGCCGCTGCGGCCGACACCGGACATGCGCCGACTGCCGACCGCACCGAACAACTCGGCCTCGAAGATCGCCTTGGCCGCGATGGCGCCTTCCCGAACCCCTTCGCGAGTGGACCCCTGAATCCGCTCGCCGGCCAAGGCGAGCTTCCCGGCCAGTTCAGCAGCGCTCGACGACGTGCCCACGGTCGGTCAGCTCGTCGCGCGCGAGAGGGTGCCCGCGCCGGGCCACTGGCACGACACCGTGGCGAGCTCACCGACCCCGTTGCCGAACGGGGCGTACTTCGAGATCAGCACGCTCTGCGAGTAGCGGGGGTTCGTCGGTGACGACGAGCTCGTCGCCGGGTTGGCGTACACCGTCACGACGGTGTTGAACGCGGCCCACAGGGTGGCGTCGACCTGCCCGGAGGCGTGGTCCTGGTTGAAGTCGACCGACCACTGGGTGTCCTTCAGCGCCGAGCCGACACGGGACCGGTAGGTGTCACCGAACGCGGTGTCCTCGAGCTCGTCGGCGGAGATGTCGAGGCCGAGCGAGGTGCAGTCGTCGGACAGGTCGACGCTGTTGATGTTCACGTGGGCTGCCGTGGAAACGAACGTGGCCATCGGATGTGTGCTCCTTGGAGTTAGGCCACCTTGCGGCGGCGACTGTGAACGGCTCGACAGGTACGACACTGGCGCCAGCCGTTCGGCGCCAGGTAGGTGTTGGCTTCGTCGTAGGGGTGCCCTTGGGGACAGTGAGTGGCCGCCGCGTGTTCGGCAGCGGGGGCGGTACCTCGGATGATGTTCTCCCGTACGATGACGCAGGTCACTTGATGCCGACCGCGACCGCGATCGAGAAGGTGCCGGTGACGTTGGCGGTGCGGACCCGCCAGTAGTCGTCGGTGATCGCGCCGGCGACGGGGCCGACGGCCGGGGTGCCGGTGGTGGTGACGGTGGTGGTGGAGCGGGTTGTCGCCGAGGTGAAGTTCGCGTTGTCGTCGGACTCGATGATGATGTCGGCGGTGGTGCCAGCGGCGAGGACGTGGATCGCGGCGTACATGTAGGCGGACGATCCGACGGTGCCGAGCTGGTAGCCGGTGCCGTTGCTGTTCCCGGTGACGGTGGTGACGGGGAGGAGGAGCCGGCCGCGGATGGGGCCGGTGCCGGACGACCCGGAGCAGGCGAGGGTGAACGGTCGGACGGCGCCGATCTCGTCCTTCTGGGTGTAGGTGCCCTCGTGGACGCCGAGGAGGTACGCAGCCGCGCCGCTGGTGGAGAGGTCTGCGACCGTGACGGTGGTGCCAGCGGAGCCGAGCGCGTTGACCGCGACCGGGTCGGGAGCGGCGGACGCGGCGGACTGCCAGAACCCTTCGGCGGACATCGTGACGTCGGCGAGCTGGCCGCCGGGCCGCGAGTGGTAGGTGTCGCCGAAGGTGGTGTCGGTCTCCTCGCCGGCGGACAGGTCGACGCCGACCTTGTTGAGGTCGCCGGAGAGGTTGTAGCTGCCGAACAGGATCAGGGCGTCGGTGAGCGCGTACGCCATCAGGCCTCCTTCGTCGAGGTCTTACGCTTGCGCTTGCGGGTGGCGAGGACCGGGTCGACGACGTGGCCGCCGGCCACCCAGGCGCGCACCTGACGGTCGTTCGCTTCGCGTTCGTCGGTGCCCTCGTCGCCGAGGTCGAAGTCGAACGTCTCGCCGGGCCGGTGCCCGTTCACGACCCGGCCGCAGGTGGCGGTGACGGTGAGGGTGATCGTGTTCTCGCCGGTGGGGGCGGTGTTGGCCACGGTGCCTCCGTTCATTGCCGGTCGACGTAGTTCTCGGCGCGCAGCTCGGCCCCGAAGTACGAGAGTGTCTCGTTCCACTGGATCGGCCCGTACGACCGGGCGACCGACACGAGGGTGTCGTCGACGGTGCCGCTGAGGGTCCGGTCGGCTTCGATGGCGTCGATGATCGACTTCGTCTGGCCGGTGCCGGCGGACAGGTAGTCGTCGAGGAGGTCCTGGCCGGCGGGCTCGATCGTCTTCGACGTGGCGACGAGGATCCGCCACGACAGCTTCACCAGGCCCTTGGCCATCGCGGCGTGGTAGTCGAGGAAGTCGTCGGCGGGCAGCACGACCGCGGCGGGGGGTGCGAGCTCGCCGGCGAGGGTGCGGTACACGTGCAGGCCGGTGATGGTCGCGAGGCGGGTGACGTAGCCGGTGCGGATCGCTCCGATGTCGAGGGCCATCAGCCGACCGCGGCGATGAGGTCCCCGCGCCGGTACGGGGCGAGGAGGGTCTGGGCGGCCGACTCGAGGTTGCCGCCGGCGCGGACGGCGCCGGCCATCTCGTCGAACCCGATGACCCCGAACGGGGCGTCCTTGCGCTTGAAGTTCGCGAGGGACTGGATCAGGCAGGCCTGCAGGACCGCGTCGGGGACCGCTGCCCACCCCCACTTTGCGGTGACCTGCACCCGGGCCCGGCCCGTGGGGTCCACCGGGAACGTCTCGTCGTCGATCGCCCGGATCCGCCAGTACGGCCATCCCTCGATGCCTTCGACGATCCCGTTGGGCGGCTCGAGCTGGTAGTCGTCGCTCGCCCAGGTGCGGTCGAAGGTCCCGTTGCCGACGGTGTCGGTCTTCACGATCAGCCCGGTGGCGGTGGAGAAGTCGTTGACCTTGAGGGTGTAGGGGTCCTCGGCGGCGAACACCCGGGCCGAAACCGCGCCGTCGACGTAGAAGCGGCGGTTGCAGTGGGCGTCGATCGACCGGGACGCCGAGTTGATGGCGAACTCGAGCTCGGTGTCGTCGCCGGTGCCGAGGGTGACGTTGCCGCCCTGGTCGATGTAGCTCTTCAGCTGGACGAGGGTGCAGTACCCGTTGGTGACCGCCATCAGGAAGTGGCGCCGTCCGCGGTGGAGTGCGCGTCGCCGGCGGGCTTCGAGGTGGACTTCTTGGCGGTCGGCTTGTCGCTCTTCGCCTTGGCCGGGACGAGGGTGCCGTCGCTGTCGGCGTTGACCCAGTCGGCGTCGGCCTGGTCGAGCTCGATCTCGTCGCCGGCCTGCCACGGCCCGAACGGGGTCAAGTCGCCGGCGGCGCGCTCGGCGCTGTAGTTCTGGGTCACGGTGAATCGGGGCACGCGGCCTCCTCGGTGGGTTCGGGTGCGGGCGGTTCGGTCGCTCAGGGATGGTCGGGGCCCGCCGTCGCTGGCGGGCCCCGACCTGTTCAACCTGGGGGGTGGGGGGTCAGGCGTTGTCCGCGGCGGCGAGGAACGCCACCTCGGTCCACTCGCTCTCGACGCCATCCGAGCCGTCGCCGAACCACAGCTTGACGTTGTCGCCGAGCTTGCAGTCGTCGTCGTCGGAGCGGGCGAGGAAGGAGATCCGTTCGGTGGCCACGCGGTGGCCTCCTTTCATGTGGCGGCGTGGCCCCGAGGCCCGACGGCGGTGCCGGGCCTCGGGACGTCAGCCGGGGGAGGGTCAGATCGTGGCGTTGTACAGGACCGCGGCGGCCTCGATCGAGGACGCGGACCCCGAGGGGGCGTAGCGGCCGAACCCGAGGCGCAGCGAGTGCACGATGCGGGTCTGGTCCGACGCGGGGAGCCGCTCGACCTCGGTCTTGACCTGGCGGCGCCAGCCGGCCACGAACCCGCGACGGTTGAACACCACCGTCTGGCCCTTGGTGTTGTTCGACCCGGTCGTCGACACCTTGCCGTCGGCCTCGGTGAGCGACACGGCCTGCGACGCGATCAGCGGGTGGCGCATGATGCGGGCCTGCTCGCCGTTGAGGACGGTCGCGCCGGCGCCGTACTTGTCGGCGGTGATGATCTCGTCGAGGAGCGAGATCGCGTCGACCGAGCCGGGGTCGGCGACGTACACCAGGTCGTTGGGGTCGGTGGGGTGGCCCCAGTCCTGGAGGTACGTCTGCGACAGCATCAGGCCCTTGGCGGCCATGAAGTCCGCGAAGGTGTAGGCGCCGGACACGTCGCGGCCGTTGGCGGTGTTGTCCACCAGCGCGGCGTGGCGGAGCCCGTCGAACGCCAGGTAGTGCTTGGTGTCGGCGGGGTCGGCGTCGTCGAGGTTGATGTTGCCGGTGCCGGCGTTGGTGGTGTCACCGTTGAGGACCAGCGAGTCGCCGTAGTGCGCGACCGACGCGGCGCCCTGGCGGCGCAGGAACGGCACGAACGGGATGATCGAGTCCTCGTCCATCTCGCCGGACCACATCTGGTGGATCACGAACTTCTTGGCCGTGACGGTGGCCCTGTTCGACCCGGTCTTCTGGGTGTCGTAGTTGCTCGAGTTGTTCGCCGTGCTCTCGGACACGAGGATCATCTCGGGGAGGTCGGCCTCGATCGGCAGGTACGCCACGGGGGCGTCCATCTCGAACGACTCGATCAGGGGGAACACCCGGCCGAGGCGGCGGGGGGCGTCCCACAGCTCGCCGACGTACTGGGCGCCGATCAGCTGCGAGCCGTAGCCCGACTCGGCGGTGTCCATCGCCCGCTGGTAGGCCTCGACCAGCTCGACGTTCCCCGTGGCCTCCACGGCACGGGAGTCACGGGCGGCCAGCTCGTCGTCGGTGAGGTAGAACGCGTCCGACGCCGCGTCGAACGTGCGGGTCAGCTCCGCCGACGGGCCCTCGTAGACGCCGGCGCCGTCGACGCGGCGCTGGCCGGCGAGGCTGCGCTGCATGTCGTAGAGGAACTCCACGTCGGCGAGCGACAGGCCGCGGCGGGCGTACTTCGTGCCGACGAGCTCCCGGTCGGGGTTGCCGGCGGCGAAGCGGATCTTGCGCGAGAACTCGGCGGCCTCGTCGTCGGTCATGCCGTCGAGGACACCGCGGACGATCTCGGCGAGGTGCTCGTCCGAGGTGCGCTCCGAGATGGTCTCGTCGTTGGCGTCGAGGCGCTGCCGGATGTCCCGGGCCAGCTCCTCGACCGTGGTGGCGTCAGCCATGGTGGTCAGCCCTCCTTGGGCGTCGGCAGCGCCGCGGCGATCGCGGCGAGCGCGTCGAGGTCGTTCGCCGGGGGCGGCGGGGTCGACCTCTGGAACCCCATCTCCTCGAGGCTGGCGGCGATGGCGCGCATGGCGTCCTCGTCGGCGGCCGGTGAGGTGTCGTCCTGGGAAGAGGAACCGACGGGCTCGTAGCTGGTGGTGACCTCGACCTCGACCGGGTTGCCGGCGTCGAGGGTGAGGTTGTCGTCGGCGTCGATCGAGTAGCCGAGCCGGTAGGTGGCGTAGCCGTCGTCGTCGGACTCGACGGCGTAGACGACCCAGCCCTCGTCGGGGTTGAAGTCGCGGACCCAGATCCACGTGTTCTCGCCGCCGAACCGCTCGTTGAGCGCGGTGTCGAGACGTTCGCGCTGGTCGTTCACGGTGAGGGACCGGCGGTGCTCGGCGAGGTCGAGGAGCTCCCGGCCGAGGCGGCGCATGGCCCGCTGGCCGGTGACGGCGAGCGCCTCGGGGTCGAGCGGGACGGGGACGGCGGAGACCTCGATCAGCTCGGAGTGCTCGACGACCCCGCGGCGGGGCCCGGGCCCGCCGTTGCCGTCGGTGGGCAGGGCGGTCATGGACACGGCGTTGAGGAACCCGCGCCGGTACTTGCCGTCGATCTCGGCGGCGAACGGGTCGGCCATGTCGAACTCGACGTCGAGGAGGAGCCGGCCGCCGTCGATCGACGGGACGCCGCGGCCGATCGGCGGGGTGGTGAGGTCGTGGCACCACATGACGACCGGGTTGGCCTCGAACCGGCCGAGGTCCATGCCGGCCATCCGGTAGTCGCGGCCGTCGATCTTCATGCCCTCGGTGCCGGCCACGAACCTGATGGGGCCGGTGTCGGAGGGGGTGCCGTCGACGAAGGCACGCATGTAGTCGGTGGTCACGCTGGGACTCCTTGGCGTCGGCCGTGGCCGTTGAGCGCTGCGCTGATGACCTCGAGGTCGCGCAGCTGGCGGGTCACGGAGTCGGACGGCGGTGCGGGGGCGGGCGGGGGGACGGCGGGGGCGACGGGCGGCTCGTTGGTGGGGTTGACCTGGTCGTCGGCGATCGGGGCCTTGTTGACCGGCGCCCACCAGACGTCACCCCATGGCACCTCGGGGAGGCCCTTGGCCTTGCGCCACTCGTTGATCGTGAGCGCTCCCCGCTCGAGCTGGGCGCCTTCTCGTTCCCAGACGGCCGACTCGGCCTCCTGCAGTGCGGGGATCTTCGAGTAGTCCCACTCGAAGTGGGCGGGGCCACGGCGGAACATCGGCAGGAGCTGCTCGCGGATCTCGGCGGCCTTGAAGTCGGCGTCGGGCTGCAGGGCGTCCTGCCAGAGCTGCAGCTCGAACTCGCGGGCGTTGGCCAGGGTGGCGTGCTCGTTGTCGCCGAGCAGCGCCGGGTTCACCCCGTAGGCGCGGCACACCTGGCGGAAGCTGAGGCCGAGCCCCTCGACGAACTGGGCGTCCTTCTGCGACATCGACATCTCGTTGAACCGGGCGTCGAAGCGGAGCACCGCCCAGCGGTGGGCCTTCGACACGCCGGAGAACCGTCGGGACAGGTCCCCCTCGAGCTCCTCGGCCTGGTCCTTCGAGAACGTGATCTTCGGGTCGGCCGGCGAGATCGTGCCGGCCATCTGCAGGCCCTGCTCGAACACCTTCTTGTTCGAGGTCTGCATCGCCGACGCGGTGTCCGCGGCGAGGCGGGCCGCGGCGAGCGGCGACATCGCCGAGAACTGGTCGATCGGGTTCGGGTACCGGAACCAGATCACCTCGTCGACGTCGAAGCGGATCGGGTCGCCGCCGGCGAGCGGCGTGTAGGCGTAGCCGGCCAGGTAGTTGGACTCGTCGATGATCGGGCGGACCTGGGTGGGCTTCATCCACCAGATCTCAGCCGGGTTCCCGCGGCTGTCGCGCTCGACCGCCCAGTAGGACTCGCCCCACAGGCACATGCACAACTCGTCCATCCGGTGGAGCCGCTCGGCGGTCCAGAACGGGTTCACCTTGCGGAGCAGGTCGAACGCCGGGCCGTCGGTCACGGCGGCCCGGTCGGGGCCGTCGCCGTCGAAGAGGAGGCCCTTGAGCCGTCCCATGTGGCGGGCCCGGAGCGACACCACGCTGTAGACGTCGTTCGAGGTGGCGAGGTAGTCGCCGTAGCTGTCCGGGGAGAACCGGGAGTCGTCGTGGCCGTACCGGCGGTCCACGTGGATCTTCTCGCCGACGGGCCAGGCCCGCTCGACCTCCGGGGTGCGGACGGCGGCCATCCGCTCGAGGAGACCCATCAGGAGCCGTCACCCGGCGGGCGGGCGGCGCGGAACCCGACCACGCTCGCCGACCAGGCGAACACGACGATCGCCACGACGAGACGGGCGGCCTGGCCGACGATCCAGCCGGCCACGAAGAACGGGGCGGCGATGATCGTCAGGACGATCTTGAGCGGGTCGAGGGATCGGGCCTCGGCCCGGACCTCGGCGAGGAAGGTGTCGATCGTGGACATCGCTCACCTCCTGGTCGAGGGTCAGGCCATCAGCGAACCGTCGAGGTTGGTGGGCCCGCTCGGGTTGGCGGCGTGCCAGCAGGCCCGCTCGTGAGCGACGACGGCGGCCACGGCGGCGTCGATCTTGCGGGGCGAGGACTTCGCTGACTTCACGATCACGACGCCTTCGGGGGTCGTCTTGGTGACGCAGTTCCCGAGGTGCCGGGCGAGCTGGTCGCCGCCGTCGGCGTCGGCGGGCCGGTGCAGGTGGTGCTCGAGGACCGCCGAGTAGAAGCGGTTGCAGGCGGGGGCCATCCGCTTGCGGACCCAGGTCGGGAACCGGACGACGACCTCTTCGCCGTACTGGTCCTCCCAGTCCTCGATGTCGGTCTCCCACTTCGGGGGGTCTGGGGCCAGCTCGACGACGTCGTAGCGGGCCATGGCGGCGTGGACGGCCGCTCGGATCTCGGAGCGTGGCACACGCCAGTCGTCGGGGGCGTCCGGAGGTCGTTCCCAGATGCCCTCGACCCACAGGATCGGGTGGTGCTTCTCGTCGGAGGGGATGGTGCAGCCGATGAGGGCGGTCGAGTCGTCGCCGTAGGAGCCGTCGAAGGCGAGCACGACCCGGGTGTCGAGGCCGGGGGCGGGCTTGGTCTTGAGGTCGGCCCAGGCGCCGTGGGGCAGCCAGGTCTCGCCGCCGGCTGTCCAGATGTTCATGCGCTTGGTGCGGAAGTCGGCCTCGGGGGTGCGCCGGCAGGTGGCGGCCATGTTCTTCGTGTGGAGGAAGTCGCCGAGGGCCGGGTTGGCGGCCTTCCAGTTCTTCGGGTCGCGGTGGTCGCAGTCGGGGTCAGGGGTCTCGTAGATCCGGCACCCGAACGTGGGGTCGTGCTCCTCGCCGGCGATGACCCGCTTGCACCGCTCGTACTGGCGGTAGCCGAGCGACGGCGCGCCGTGGCGGTCGTGCATCTTGCCGAACGTGGACAGGGAGATCACGAGGGGGTGCTGGCGGGTGTCCGAGCCCTGGTTCATCACGTTCCACAGCTCGTCGTCGGGCTGCACGTGCAGCTCGTCGAAGATCACCCTCGAGGGGTTCAGGCCCTCCTTGAGGGGGGCGTCCGAGGACAAGACCCGGTAGATCGACCCGAGGGCGGGGTACTCGATGACGTCGCGGAAGCACCGCAGGATGGCGGAGAGGTCAGGGTCCAGCTCGACGGCGGTGCGGACCTCGTTGAACACGATCTTGGCCTGGTCCTTGTCGCCGGCCGCCGAGTAGACCTCGGCGCCGGGCTCATCGAACAGGCCGTCGAGGGCGAACCCCGATCCGATGAGGCTCTTCGAGTTCTTGCGGGCGACCCACACCTCGTAGCACTGGTAGGCCCGGTTGCCGTCGTGGTCCAGGCGGAGCGCGTCGCAGACGAGGTCGCCCTGCCAGTGGCGGAGCCTCACGAGCTCCCCACGGTTCGGTCCCTTCGTGAGCCGCAGCGTCGCGGCCATGAGCTCGCAGGCGTCGAGCCCGTCGGTGGTCTCCTCGGTCCACCCGGAGCCGGCGGGCCGCCACAGCTTCTTCCCTCGAGGCAGCTCGTCCGGGAACCTAGGAGGACCGGGCAGCTCGCTTCTGGATGATCTTCTCGGCGGCACTGAGCGTCTTCACCTCCGCCAGGCCGAGCCGGGCCCGGGCCGAAGGGTCGAACCCCAGGTCCGAGAGGAGGTCGTTCAGGGTCTTCACGTAGGCGAGCAGGTCGCGGGCGGGGGTGCCGGGACGGTCGCGGGCCTCGGCGTAGAGGCCGGCGACCTCGCGGAGCAGGGCGACCTTGGCGGCGTCGGTCGCGGAGATCCAGGTGACACCGATGGAGAGGACCCGGTCGATCACGTCCTCGACGGAACGCTCGTGGTCGGCGGGTTCGATGGCGGGCACGGCGGCCAGCTGGGTGCGGGCGGGCAACGGCCGCTTGCCGGGGTTGCCGGTGCGGCGCTTCTGCTCGACGGGCTTCGGGGGCCGGCCGCCACGTCCCTTAGCGGGCCCCGGCACCGAAGTTCTCCAAGACCGGAACTTTCGCGGTCGTGTGCGTCCGGGC